AACCCGTTCTTGTGGAGTCATGGCCATTATTTGTTGGGGTGTTAGCACAGCTTCCGCTAGAACCTGCAAGCGATCAATCAGTGTGCGGTATTGTTCAGCCGGTGTCATTGCACTTGCCCAGGATCAAACGCCGCGATTCTTGTTCAGTGCGGATTGTGCGGCTTTGGCCACGATGTCTTGTGCCTGATTCACTGGCATTTTTACCGGTCCGGGCTTGTCTCCACCTTTGAATGTGAGTTCAACAGCGTCGGGACTCATTGGATTGAATATACCATTCAGTGGTGGCTGACCTACCAAACTTTGCAAGGTATCTGGGTCAATGTCTATGCCCATGCTCTTCGCTCGTTTGATAAATGCTGCCACAGGCATTTGCATTTTAGCAGAAGTATCTTCAGCACGACCCATAGCAAACTGGGCCAATGCCATGAGTCTGTCTGCTGTGTTGTCGGCTTCTACTTCCGTGATTCGCATTATCTGCGCTCGCGGCCCAGAGCTGCTGCTGGAGCAGCACCAGGTTCAACGGGTGCCGGCGGCATTTCTTCACCTGGAGGAGGACCAGCCAGTCCTTGATCACCACCTGGAGGCATCATACCTGCATCGGCACCCGGCATGGCCACTGGACCTTGACCGGTCACCACACCTAATGCTTGTTCAAGTTGTTGCTTGCTCCCTTGTAAGTTCTGTACCAGGCCGCTGAGTGCTGCCTGTGCATCATTGTTGAACTGTGCTGCTTGCTCTTGACCGATCTGGTTCTTGATTGAATCAACCAGGGCTGGTAATTCTTTGAATTGCATCTCGGTGCTGTCTTCGATCATGTCTTGCATCTTGTCAACCATGTCTTGTGCAGCCAGGACCACTTGGGCCTGTTGTACTTCACCTTCGCTGAGATAGTAACCACCGTCTCGAGCACGACGACGCCATTCTGCCACTGTAGTGGTGGTCTTGGCAGCGTTGAGTTGATTTTGGAGGTCAGTGACTTCTTTTTTCTTGGCTTCTAGATCAGTTTCAAGTTTCTTTACTGTATCTACTTTTTGTTTAGCAGCCATGGCAGCAGCCTGTTGTGGATTTACACCAGCTACGGGTGCTGTTCCACCTTGGGCAGCCATCTCATCTTCATAGATCTTTTCAGCCAAGGCTTGTTCCATCATCATCATCTTGAGATAAGCCGGATCCTGTTCGCTATGGTGGCGAGCAGTGCTGGATCGCACTTCGCTCAACACACCTCGCACCTGGCGATACATGCTGTGCAGTTGCTTGCGGTTCAGCGAATCAAATTGCACCTGTTGGTCAAAATGACCTTCAAATACTTTAGCGATTTGTTGTGTGGGGCGTGTTACGGCCAGTTCGTTTAGTTTCATCAGAGTTTCCTCGTAGTTGCCAGTATTTAGCCAAATTTATACATTTTGCCAGTTCTTTTTCCAGCACATGGCTTTGCTCTTGTCTGGCAGTGGTCTTGTTGATCAAGTTTTCCCAGGTGTGACCGGATGTGCGCTCGGCCAGGCTGCGCCGCACATATATGTCATTTCGTAATCGTGTGATAGACTGATCCAGCTCTTTGATCTGTCTGGCCAGATTGAATCTGTGCAGGTTGTCTGCTATGCACCAGGCCAGAGCAGATTTTGTGCCTGAAAATGTGCCAACGTCATCATCTCTGAGACGCACTCGGAACAGGCCTTCCACAGGATGTATGGTGTATCTGCCAAACGCACGGTATTTTTCTCCGTCTTCGATGATCACTTGATCGAGGAGGCCGGGCAGTTCTCGCTCGGCCAGCGCAGCAAGTTTGCGGCTGGCTTTCATTTTAGTATGTACTGTGATATCAACCAACCCACAGTGCCGATGAGAAAACCAATGATGCCGATGCCCCAACTGATCAGTCGATCAGTTTGTTTTGCAGCCATTTTTTGCATCATGTCATGCACTTCCGTGACCATGGTTTTTACTGAACTCACATCTGACTCAACATTTTGAATCTTGAGTTCCAGCATGCGATAACGTTCGGCGCACAGCTCAACGTGGGCTTCTAGGCTTTTCTTTTCAATATCGGTAGTGTCCATGAAGTTATTTATGCTCCACGGGCTCAAACCAAATGTTCACATCTGGTCGCAACAGTGTGGTAAGTTCTTGTTCTACATAGTTTATTACAGGCACACCGGTGCATGCTTGTTTCAGCCGACCCACTGGATCATTGTCAAGTCGAAACACATCTTGCTGATCGGCATCGAAATCAAACTGCCAGCGGAGATTTTCCACCCGCACACGACTCACTCGCAAAGGTTGTGTGTAAAGACTGATCAACTGCATGATGGTTTCCCAATTGCGTTGTTGATTTCTGCTTCGCAACCATGTGGCTTGATTGGTCACGGCCTGCCCTTGTTGGTCAGTAATGGGCAAGATGTTGGGGCGAAAGTGCCCGGTAACACCAGTGGGTCTACAATCAAAATCAGTTGTTACACGAATACTCAAGGGCATGGCGTATTTACGGCCAAAAAAAAGCCCTGGAAATAAACCAGGGCCTTGATGGTTCACTACTGTCTAAACTTAGACTGGAGCAAAGTTGGTTGCGCTTGTGACGAACGCAGCGTTACCGGCTGCACTGTTCAATTGCAGGTTCTGACCACCGGACGCTACTGTGGCACTGGTATTAGCAGTGGCCAACAATGTTGCAGCGGTGTAAGCACCTGTTGGATAGATAGCCAAGTTAAGAATTGTAGGTGCCGCTGGGCTGACCTGATACATTGCCACTGTGCTCTTGGTCTGGATGGCTTGCAACAGGTTGTTGATGTAGCCATTGACGTTTGCCGATGTGGTTAACGCACCATTTGCTACCACGCTGAAGAAATCCAGCTTGGGGCCTTGGAAGTTGACCGATCCAGTTGCAGCGATGTTAGCTGTGCCTGCAATGTTACCATTGGCCGTGTCCATGTTGAACACTGGTTGTGTGGTACCGTTTGTTTGTGTAAATACTGCCATTTTAAAATCTCCTAAAAAGTGGGCTTTTGCCCTACTCTTATTTATGAAATTGGCAAAAAATCATGCCCTTGGCTAGTTGTTTCTGGCTTTGTTTCTGGCAGTGAAGTCAAATCTGTTCACGGCTTTGCCATAGCCCACAGGAGTGGCAAACACCCATCCTTCATTGCCCGGCACCTGGGCATCCAGTTTGCCCAGTAGATCCAGTTTGAGGTCATGCAGCAGTTCAAACAACAGGAACGCAGCAGCCAGGCCTTGCTCGTTTGAGGTAGGACTACGCAGATACTGTGCTATGTTGTTGACCTTTTGTGGTGTCTGTGTTTGTTGCAACCAGGCCATAAATCCCGGCACTAGATCACTGAAATCACCTGTGTAAGCAGCATGCCTTGGATCTACTCGTTTGTTGATGTAATCGATCGCCAACTTGGCCAGGTCAGTAATCTTCATGGCTCGCAGTTCCATAGGATTGAACAGGGTGTCTATGGCTGCTCGATTCTGGCGCAGCAGTGTTCGGATCTTCTTGGCTATGTCGTTGTTCTTGGGCACAGGCTGGGCATAGATGGGTTCGATCAACAACAGTCCTGGCACAGGGTTGAACTTGACTCGGCTGAGAGGTTGCTTGGCAGCATCCACATCTGCATACATGGTATGTACAGCCACACCTATTTCACTGTTGGCTATTTGCCGGCCTAGATCACTGGCCACAGGAATGCGGTATGCCACTGTATTGGGCTGGAATATGAGATTGCCTGCTTCCACCTCTGGTGTTGCAGTGTACAACAGATCGCCCTTGACATAGCCACGGAAGTTTTCAGGCGTGGCTGCTTCAAGATATGGCCATATGGTTTCGTATGTGGGCAACAAGGTTTGTACCCTGGTGGCTGCATTACCTTTGGCCGTAGCGTTGGCATCTCGGCGTGCCATGTCGTCGGCTATGGCGTTAGGACTGGTAAACAGTCCGTCATAACCGGCTGCTGTGAATCCTGCATCATCTGTAAGCACAAACTCACCTGTGTCCGGCTTGCGGCCAAACACCACAGCAGGCTTGCCATCCCATTTCACAGATCCTGTCTTGGGATCCGCATAGAAAGAGTCAGCTATTTGCAGTGCTCGATCCACTCCTGCTGATCCGCTGCGGAACACATAGTCTTCCAGGTGCTCAATGCCCTTGGCTTTGCCGCCCACTGCCACAGGTTCTTGTTCGTAGAGATTGTATGATCGTTTGGTCTCGATCAAGGGCTGCATGCCTTGATTTACGATGCGATCACGCAGTCTAGCCAGGAAGTTGGCATCACTTTCACGCACAGTCATTTCTGGTTCTCGCATGCCTTCCTTGGCAAGATACTCACGGAAGTCTGCTACTTTAGCTTCACGGTCAGGATCATTGCTGAGTGCAGCATAGATTGATTCCACATTCTTTAGATTGTCACGAGTGGCGCCGCGGCCTAACAGCACTGTGGCCACATAGTCAGGATCCATGCCCCCACGCACCAGCTCATTTGTGGCACGAGAGAACATGCCGTTGGCACCCACTTTGAGTCCCAGCTGCTTGGCTATGCTGGACATCAACACATTGCGATTCATGCCCTTGTATTCTGAATCTTCGCCACCACTGTAAAAGAATCCGCCCCAATCCAAGTCGGGAAAGAACATGAAGTCAGTCTGCACAAATCCGCGATTGGCGTCTCCGCCAATGGGTGTGCGTAGATGCACTTCACCTCGTTTGCTCACATATTCTCTAGGATCCAATCCTTGACTCTGCACAAATTGTGTAAGGATGCCGGCCAGTTGTTCTTTGCTTACTTCATTGAGATCCACAGCAAGATCCAGGTCTCCGGATGTGGGCTTCTTACCGGTTGATCCCAGCCACCGATCTCGAGGAAATTCTATGCCAGTTACTTGCTCTATCCAACGGATGGTGGCAGGCACATCCTGACGATTGATGCGTTGTGTGAGTGGTTCACCGGTCTTGGTTTTGAATACATTTCCGCCTTCCAGCAGTTTATTGATTTGCATGACTACGCCTTACGGTTCTGGCAAAACGGCCTGCATCTCTTGTGCGGATGGCATTCAGCAGTTTGCGTGTGAGATTTTCTGCCTGGTCTGGTGAATAGGCAGCATCTATCTGTTCCAACAAGTTGATGGCACCAGCGATGATGTTGGATGCGCGGCTTTCTATTATCAAGTCGCGCTCACGCTCAACATACATGGAATCCAGTTCTTCCAACAGACTGCGGGTGCGTTTTTGCATTGCGTTCAAGGGCCTTTGAGTTATTTATTGGTTTTTAACCAGTTTTGATCTTGCCCAACAGCTCTTTGAGCTTGTTGCTTTGCACATCTGCCGTAATCTTTGGTGTGGGATCCAGTGGATCAACACCTGGCTTGGACTGGGCTCGTTCCCACTTGGCCGGCGCTGCGGCATCC